AGGCCAAATCGGTGCGCAATTGCTTCAAAAATACGGCATTGCTACAACTTTGGTTGGCGCAGGTGCGCTCACCAGTGAGGCGTTTCAGAAATTTGCTCAGGAAGTGGCGATGTCTGGCGCCGGTGTGTTGTCAGGCTCACTTGCTGAAAGATATAGCGCTGAATCGCTTTTGGGTGGTGCAGGCGCATTGGGTGCTTCACTGTTCGAAAAGTACAGCAAAGCACTGGCTTTGGCCGGGGTTGGTTCACTTAGTGCTACAGCTGAACCCGCTGCCCCATTAGTGCCAGACCCCACGACGTTGTTTTTGTTTAGTGAACCAAGTGGGACAACCACCACTTCTACTAATGGGTTGCGTACTCTTACAGGACCTTCGGGGTCAATGAATGGCTCTGGGTTAATCTCAAAGCAGATGGTCGGAAAGACTGACGATACCGGATTGGGAAGTCTTAGTACGTGGTCTGTTTCAGCGTTGGTGAATGTTGATGATGTAACCGCTTCTGAAACATCTATTATTGAAATGCAAGGCGCCATATTTTTGAACGTCACCAGCGATAGCAAGCTAAAGTTATACGATACAGGCACAAGCATTACCCCTGCCCCTGTGTACACCGAAGATACCGTCCAGAGATTTACGGTTACTTCCAACGGTACCGTAATCAAGGTGTATGTTGGTGCAACAGAAGTACTTTCGCACAATGCTGCGATTCCATTTAACCGTGCCAACAATGTTGTGTTGCTAGGTGGCGTTGGCGCCAGTGACATGGTAGGCACGATGGATTCGTTTGCCTACTGGAACGTAGCTCTTACTGCGGATCAAGTAGCAGCTCTATAAGTTAAGGAGAAGAACACATGGTAGCAAACCAACCCGCAGAAGGGCAGGATAAGCCCAAGGACGATCCACGGCAGGGACTTCCGCCCACTGTCGAGGTTGTACAAGCTAGTGCCCCTATGCAATTGGATGCCACCAAGCGTGAAGATCCAAAGGGCAGGTACATTCAATACAACGGCATAGGGACAGTACGTCAGATGACACCTGCCGATTGGAAGGCAGCACATGTCGATTCTGACAAGACCGTTGAGTGGAACTACCTCAACAAGAAGCGTATACCGCTTTCGGCGTTTAATGACGCAGAGTTGCATTACCTCCTACGGGTGGATGACAGGTTCAGCATTGTGAGTGATGAGCCTGAAAAGCCTAAGGAGGCTAACGAATAGTGCCGCAAATGACCGTCAGTCGTACTGAATTGAAATGCCGTAGTAGAACCCACGGTGTTATCAAGCAGTTTGAACCGAATGGCAAGCGTTACATCGAGGTTCGCTGCAAGGACCACTGGTGTGTCGACAAAAATGAGGGAGAGGTAGCGTTTCATTACTTTGACCTCGAAACCGGAGATTATAGTCACACTAAGAAATACCGTGATCCGGTCAAAGCTGAAGCACGGGAAGTGCGAAACCAAAATGGTAATAACGGAAAGGTGAAACACCAATGACTGCTCCGCTTCCCGTCGCAACCTACCCATTTGGTTTGCGGGACGTAAAGCTTTATCCCTTCCTCGATCAGCAGGGTACTGTTCTTGCTACCGAGGGAATCGATCTTCCTGCAGCACAGACGTTTTCGTTCGCTGACAGCGAAGACTACACTGATCTGCGCGGCGATGACCAGCTTCTGGCTACGCATGGCAATGGCGCACAGGTCAACTGGACTATAGAGGCTGGCGGCATTTCGCTTGCCGCGTGGGCTCTGTTGACCGGTGGTCAAATCATTGAGTCTGGCGTTGCTCCTAACCGAAAGATGGTGCTGCGCAAGTGCTCTGACGACACTAGGCCTTATTTCCAGGTCAAGGGTCTTGTGATGAGCGACAACGGCGGAGACAACGTCGGTATTGTCTACCGCGCAAAGTGCAACGGAGACATCAGTGGCCAGTTTGGTGATGGGCAGTTCTTCGTGACCAGCGCTGACGGTATCGGTCTTCCGTTGCCAGGCACCAAGCTACTCTACGATATTGAGCAGCACGAGCAGAAGACGTTCCTTACCACTACGCCGACGGCAATTCCGATTGTTGCACCCAAGAACCTTATGGCAGTACCGCTTACAAGCACTTCTGCCAAGGCCGTTTGGGAGCCGGTGTCTACCTACACGGGTTACGCACTGCAGACGTCGGACGACGATGGTGCTACGTGGGATAACGTTACCGGCACGATCACTGACGCAGAAAAGGATATCACCGGCCTCACTGCCGATACGGATTACTTGGTGCGTGTTGCCGGCAAGATTGGTACGGACGTAGGAGATTACGGAACGCCAGCAGCGTTCAGCACTCCCGCTACCTAGTAACACAACGATTCCGAGAAAGGAAGATACGTTATGTCCCAAGAAGATACCTCTACCGAGGTCAAGCAGAAGAAACCTGTAGGGACACAGGAGACTCCGGTAGAGGAAAAGCCGAAGCCCAGCAAAGAAGAGCTGGACAAGGCTGTCAAGGAAGCTATGGACGAAATGTTCGCAGTGACTCCTGCCTGGCAGCCTAAGGAAGTGGTCAAGTTCTTGATTGAATGCCCTAGCGGCCAAAACGTTTTGGCAAAGCACATGGATATTCTGGATTTGGCTGCTGCAGACCTTGTCGAAGACATGGATATGTTCAGTAAACGGTTGCTACCTAGCAACTTTGACGACCAGGGACGTCCTGTTGACGACCCAGGCGGAAGCATTTGGAAGTCGTTGAGTGACATCAAGAAACGACACAAGTTTCTTGATATGACCAACCGTCTGATGGCAGTAGCTAGTGTGCGGCCGAAAATTATTGACGATGGTGTAGCTATCGTTAAGGACGAAGACGGTAAAGACACTATCAAATACGGCTACCAAATGGGTATGCAGGAACAGCTGGAGTACTTCGAAAAGCCTATACCAGAATTGGCTCCCGGCCAGGCTTACGCTGGGTGCGTAGGGTTTCCGGACAGGATGTCGTTTTTCGTAGAGCTACAGAAGCCGATGGGGATGATTGAACCCTTTCGCGAAAGACAGGCACTTATGCTGGAAAATTTGGAACCAGTCCAAGACACTGGGGTGCCGACCAAGTGACTACTACAACATCCAGTGGCCTACTGCCCGTTTCTATTTCGACAGGGCGCTCTACTGGTGGGGAACGATAGTAGAGAACAAACTCAATGAAGCGGAGGCAATTGCTCAGATGCAAACAAAACGAATGCGAGGCAACAAATCTGGGTTCATCGCTTCCGCTAGGCAGCTCACTTTTTGTAAGCTTATGGGTCTTCCTACTACGAGTGCGTTTCGCCAGCCCAGTCAGTTCAAGAAAGAAGACACGAAAACTAATGGGGGCAAAACGATTTCTGGTGAAGGCAAATTTGACTTGACACAGTTCAACGGGTGACACATGACAGCACCGGTTGGCAGTGGAGGTGGAGCAGACCTAGGTACTGCTCGCGGTAAGGTTCGCATCGATTACGAGAGTAGCGGTACGGCCAAGGCAGTCAAAGACGTAGAGGGTCTAAAGTCTTCGCTCAATGATATTCAGTCTGCACTTGCGTCCGGTGGCAAAGGTGCAGACCACTTTGGCGCGCAAATCAAGCAAGCTGCAGACTTGGTGGCTAAGTACACCTCTGAGCTCGAGAAGGCTAAAAAGCGCCAAGATGATATGGCCAAGGCCGGTCTCAAAGGCCAGCAACTTATCAACGCTAAGGGACTCACCGCAGGCCTTGACTCTGCGTTGGCCCAGGCCAAGAAACAACTGGACGACTGGAAGAGATATGTAGCGTCCGTACAGCCTAAGCTGCCAGCACCAAAAGCAGATACTGTCGGTGTGGCTTCTGAAGTCAACAAGATGAAAGCAGCTGCGCAGTCTGCGCTTTCGTCTGGTGGTGGTACTGGAGGCATTGGTGGTGGTGGTGCAGGCTTTCTCACTAGGCTTTTGGGCCTGGGAAGCGGAGGGGCTAGCGGCTCAGGCATTTCCACCGCAGGAGCTGCAATAGGAAGTTTGGCAGCCAAAGGAATTGCATCTGGCATCGCTGCCGGTGGAGTAGCTATAGCTGGGGCAGCCACTGCAGCACTAGGCGTGGCTGTTGCTGGTATAGGGTACACGTTAACCAAAGGCTTTCAACGTCTTACGGCACTGGATACTGCTGCAGCCAAACTTAAGGCGTTGGGGTACAGTGCTGAACAAGTCAAAGCTGTCAGTGCCAGTGCCCTAGAAGCAGTAAAGGGCACTGCGTTCGGGCTAGACGAAGCTTTCCAGACTGCAGCTTCAGCTATTGCGGCGGGAATCAAACCCGGCGAAGAGTTAACTGGATACCTAAAGACCATCGCAGATAACGCTGCGCTGGCTGGTATCTCTATGCAAGAAATGGGTTACTTGTTTGGCAAGGTAGCTACTACCGGCAAGCTCCAGGGTGATGAAATGAACACCTTCATGGAGCGCAATATTGACGTAGTCGGTAATCTTGCTAAGGAATTGAATAAGCCTCGTGCTGCCATCAAACAGATGGTTACTGATGGCGAGATTGACTTTGCCACTTTCCAGCGAGCTATGAATGCCAATGCTGGTGCAGCAAAGACCATGGGTAACAGCATAACTGGCAGTTTTCAGAATCTTAAGGCCAGCATAAGCCGTATTGGTGCAGCACTTTTGGCACCACTGTTCGGGCAGGCCACTGGCGAAGCGTCAACGTTTGCCAAAGCAATTCAGTGGGTTACAGCTCAACTTGGCAAGATTGAAACTTGGCTTGGCAATAACAAAGAAAAGATGATTGACTTCTGGGCCAATGCGGCTAAGGGAGCCATAGGTTTTGCTGAAGCAGTAACCCATGCCGTTGGCAGAGCGTTACAAGGGTTTAAAGGCATCACCGATTTTCTTGCAGACTTGCTTGGTGCAATGGCCAAGGTGGATGAGATCGGTGGCAAGTTCTTTGGTGGCGGTGAGGAAGAGGCTAAGACACTACGCAATTGGCAAAAGGGGTTGCGTGGAGCATCAGATACTGTAGACAAATGGGGTAAGAGTGCTGAAGGTAGCACTACCATTTGGGATGAGGCCCGTAAGAGCATAGACGATTGGGCTCAAAGTAGTAAAGATGCACTAAAGGTTACGGGCGACCTTGGCGATAAAACCGCAGACAGCGCAGTAAAGACCCAAAGCCTTAGCGACGCATTGGAAAATCTGCAGCTTAAGACTGATCAGGTATCCAAGCAACTTGAGGGTACCAATGAGCAGTTTGCTGAACTGTTAAAGACACTAAAGGACAAGAAGGCTCCACAGGACCTTATCGACACAGTCATCAAGCTACGCAGCCAGTTCGAGAACGGGGGTCGGCAGGCCAAGAATTTCGCTGACGCAGTACGTGATTTCGGTGACAAGTCAAGTTCTGCCAGTGATCAAGCTGATAAGCTGATCAGTTCCTTACAGGGACTAGGGTTACTGCCGGGTGCAGACAATTTGCGAGAGTACAACAAAGCTCTTGCAGAAATGACCAAGTACGACAACAACTTGATCGATCTCACTGACACTCTAGGCTCTTCGCTTATCAATCTTGACGGCACGCTCAACACGTCGCTGAAAAACGGTGCAACACTAGAAGATCAGATTTCTAGTATCCGCAAGGAAATGGTACAGCTGGTAGCTAGTGGTGAAGCTACTCCTGAAGAAGCGTTTAATCGTACCGCCGAGGGCTTGCGAATCCTGTTGTCAGACGCCGGAATAACGGGCGCTGACGCAGAGAAGGTTATCAACAAGTATTTGCCGTCGCCCCAAACACTAGCAGAGGCACTGAAAAAGAACGTCGGTGGCGCACTAGGTGCGGCCGGTATGGATCCAATGCAGGTC